TTATTTTGGTTCAAAATTTAAAGTTGATGTTACCAGAACAGGTGTAGGTAATCTTATTTTTAATGCAAATATAGTAGGTGAGTCAGCAGCACAAGCAGGACAGTCTCCAATACAAGCTCTTCTTAAGAGATTGAAACATAATAAATCTGATGTAACTTTTAATAATAAAAAAGGGGATTATCCTCAAAATGCAGATGAGTTTGCAGAAATTGCAGAAAATCCAAAGTCTAAACAATATAGACTATACAATAAATGGTTTAATTCTACTATAAAGCATTCTAAAAATGATTATAAAGTCGTAAAAAAATTTGCTGATTATTTAAATAATGTTCAAGAAGCATATGATTCTCGACCAAAAGAAGGTATAGCAAAACTAGCACTTTTACATTTTTGGTATGATGCTCTTAATAATCATGATAAAGATCCAGTATTCTGGACAGACATCTTATACTTTGGTATGAAGGTAACAGCTAAAGGAGATTTTGGACCCCATATAAAGATATCATAAGACCCTAAATATTTAAAAAGTATCTTATAATGGCAATTAGAAAACCACCTGCTGACAGACCAGGAACTCCTATTACGAATAGAAACTTTTTATCACCTGTTGGTTTTAAGTTCTCATTAAAGAGAGCACCTGGTGTTGCATTCTTTTGTAACCAAGCAAATATTCCTTCATTAGATCTTGGTATTGCAGAGCAACCAACTTGGTTAAAGAACATTGATGTACCTGGTGATAAGATACAATTTGGAGATCTTACTTTAAGATTTCTTGTTGATGAAGATCTTGTCAACTATATGGAACTTCAAAGATGGATACGTGGATTAGGATATCCAGAAGATATGGATGAGTTTCGTAAATTGGAAAGTGAAGCAGTATTACCATCTAATTTTGGTCAAGCAGGAGATAACATTTATTCTGATGGAACACTTCAGATATTAAGTAGTAATCTAGTTCCATCATTTCAGGTAGTATTCAACGACTTATTTCCTTACACTCTTTCTACTGTAACATTTGATGCAACGGATACTGACATAGAATACTTTACAGCAGACGTGTCTTTCAAGTATACTATATACAACCTCACTGATATGGAAAACAAAGCTTTATGAGTTTAAGTCTTGAATCTATTCAAGAGATGTGGGAAAAAGACGCAAAGATCGATAGAGATAATCTACATGAAGAATCATTGAACATCCCCTCTCTACATGCAAAGTATTTTGAATTATATAATACTATCTTTCTATTGAGAAAGAAAGCAGAACAACAAAGAAAGAATATACGACATGAAAGGTATGAGTACTTTTCTGGTAAGGCAGATCCTGATGTATATGTAGATAATCCCTTTCCAAAAAAGATAAGGGATAAGGATACTATGACAAAATATCTCGATGCAGATGAGAAACTGTCCACTAGCTCCCTAAAAATCGATTATTATGATACAATGTTAGTGTATATCGAAAGTATCTTGAAGGTTATCCAAAATAGAACCTTTCAAATAAAAAATGCTATCGAGTTTATGAAGTTTAATTCAGGGTTAGGTTAATGTCTTTTAAAGATATGAGAATTATGACTCCTCCAACACAGGGGTTTGTATTTGCAAGACTAGGTGATGATATGGTTGAGCATCTGTGGACTATGATTCGCAGAGCAGAAAATACTAAAGAAGAATATAAGCATCGGTTAGCAGGAAATCTCACCGCAAGTTTTGGACTTGATGATGATAATGATTTCTTTTATAGAGAAGCATGTCTTCCATTAGTGAATGCATTTCGTCAAAGTAATAATGGATCTGATCCAGTCAGAAATTTTGTTCAGACTGATCCTATGACAACTCCATTACTTCTTACAGAGTTATGGGTCAACTATCAATATCAAACAGATTTTAATCCATTCCATTTTCATGGTGGTGTTTATTCATTTGCTATTTGGATGAAGATTCCAACAGAATGGGAAGACCAATGTAAGTTACCACAGTTCCAAGATATTAAAAAAGATAATAGAAAAGCAGGAACATTTGAGTTCCAATATACTGATGCACTTGGTGGTATCAGAAGTATGTCATATCAATTAGGTAAATCGTTTGAGAATTGTATGGTATTCTTCCCTGCTTCATTGATGCACGCTGTTCATCCTTTCTATGGAACTGATGAAGCAAGAGTATCTATTGCAGGAAATCTTTGGTATGATACTACAGGTAAGGGTAGATATGGTAATGCATTAGATCCACAGCAGTTGGGTGACAAAGATGAATATCTCAAAACAATGGAAGCAAATAGAACTGAATATGATGGGTCAGGTAATTATGCTAAAGCAGAAACAGAAAAAACATTTAAAGTAAAACCTAAGAAACCAAAGAAGACAAAAGGATCAAAAGGATTTAAAGATTTCGTTCCTAATATCAAGGGTTGACATAACTTAATAAATACCCATAGATGCATGGGTTAAGTGATTGACACAACAGCCAATGTTGTCATATCAAAGGCTAACGAAGTATTTTTAAAAGTTAATTCTGAACCTCATATTGAGTATGAATTGAGAGACCATTTTACCTTTGAGGTAGAGGGTGCAAAGTTCATGCCTCAATATAGAAATAGGAATTGGAATGGTGAGATACATCTTTTCGACATGAGATCGAAGAGAATCTATATTGGATTATTAGATAGAATTATTTCTTTTTGTCAGAGACATGACTACACATATAAATTTGTAGATAATGAATATTATGGTACTCCCTTTGAGATTAATGAGGGAATATCATATGAAGGTGTTAAGGATTATATGCAATCCATCTGCTCTCATAGTCCAAGAAAATACCAAGTTGAGGGAGTATATGATGCATTAAGACATAATAGAAAGCTATTGATATCACCAACTGCTTCAGGCAAATCTTTGATGATTTACGCTCTTGTAAGATATTACGTTGATAAAGGAGAAAAAATCCTCTTAGTTGTTCCGACGACATCTCTCGTAGAGCAGATGTATAAGGATTTTGAAGATTATGGTTGGGATGCTGAGTCATTTTGCCACCGTATCTATTCTGGAAAAGAAAAAACTAACGAATATCCTGTTACTATAACTACTTGGCAATCTGTCTTTAGACTAGATAGATCCTTTTTTACTGACTATGATGTGATCATTGGTGATGAAGCACACTTATTTAAGAGTAAGTCACTAGTATCTATAATGACAAAGCTAGAGCACGCCAAGTATAGATTTGGATTTACTGGTACATTAGACGGCACACAGACTCATAAATGGGTCTTAGAGGGATTGTTTGGTCCATCATACAAAGTGACTAAAACAGATGAACTAATGAGACAAGGACACCTTTCTCAATTAGATATACAATGTATTATTTTAAAACATCCTCCTCAGA